GAATCAGCGCTCGCATTTCTTCCGCTTTGCGGTGCTGTCTCATGATTCTCGCCAACAAGAATTCATCCGGTGTCAGCTGGTCTAATCCTGGAAGTAAATGGATGTCAGCTAAGTCGCCATAATAGGACGCATCCTCTAATAAGGAAGACTCCGACTGCCACTGTTGATACTCGCCGGCATATTTTATATATGGATTGTTCGGGCAGGACTGACCCTCAACGGAAGCGGTGTCACCGATTCCGAGAACTTCAGGAAACTCCAGGCAGGCTACCGGACATCGCTGCAAAAAACGGCAGTGCGTCTTTTGGGGGTTTGCTTCCATGATTGCCTGTATTTGCATTGCATCCCCAAGGACCTGATAAACATCATCAAAGCTATCTTCTCGCGGACAGACTGCATGCTGCCTCCATTCTGATTGCGCTTTAAGCGCCTCCTGCAATCGACCCGCGATTATCCGTTTTTTACGGCTGTCCTTGCAAATATTTTCCCAATCACTGCTACCTTGTCCGGCAGCGGCATCAACCGAATGATATCTTCAACGGATGCTGGTTTTCCGTCGACTACGACACCTTCTACTCCCTGGATCAATCTATCATATAATCCGGAAATCACATCCCAGTTAAACCGGAAAAACGAGACTTTCCCTTTCTCGGTTTGCCGCATAGCTTTTCTATGGGTAATGCGATCCGCTTCTGTTTCTCGTTTCAGTACGTGCTTAATCTGGATAGGATGAACGGATTGTGTCTGAGGACTATAAAGAATACGCCGGTGCTTGACGGATTGGCTTTGAAACGATCCGATTACCAGCTTGCCACCCATCTCGTCGGAATCATCCGGAATGATTCTCGAATATCCCTGACTCCAGATAAGAGATAAGACGTTGGGATTTTCATCCAACCATGCCACACACTGCTCTCTGGTTGGATTCCCGTCAACCCCCGAGATAGATCGGAAGTGCTTGCGAACAAAATCCTTAGCTGCCGTCTCGTCTCCGAACTCAATATCCCTATCGCCGGAATCAGAATCTCTATACCGGAAAGTCAGATCATCCAGGAAGGTCCGCAATTCAGTTGCTCGGTATTGGGCATCAACATGGAAATACGCGATGACCTGAAGCCCACCTTGATCGAGCTGAAGCGGAAAACAAATCTCATCCGCATTTAATTCCCATTTCGGGTCCACGCCGTCCATGTACACTGCATTTTTGATCTGAGAGAGTTTCTTTGTGTCAGTCATAAGTTCCTCGAAGTGGGGGCGGGTGTCAGTCCCGCCCCGAGTTGGTTATTGCTTAGCTGGCAGTTCTAGTCAACGTCCCGGCAGAGACAAACGTCGCCGCTGCAATCATCGGCACATCCCCATGACTTCCTGCAATCGGCTGATAATCCTGCAATACCGCCGATCCGCTCCAGGTAGGATTAGTCGCTGACTGAGCTGCATTCAGCGGTCGGCAAGCAATAGGAAAAGCCGCAGCTCCAATCAACGGACTCAACGTCGCATCTACGCTAAGAGCCGCAAAGTCCTGAATGAACGTTGCGCTAATAGACCATGTTAGAACTCCAGCTCGATTTACTTGGGTCGTATCGCCCATAGCTGATTCGTCACCCAGGTTCGCGCCCTGTTGAACCGTCAAGGATTTGACATGATCCGACAGGTTTACTCCGTTAACCGTCAAGTAACCATTTGTAAAAGGTCCGAATTTTGCCATCACTGCACCTCGTTTGTGTTAGACCAAGGTGGCTGATGGCGAGCTTGGCAGATGTTGTCTGTGGTAGGTTTCCCGTGCTTCAATAACTTGTTTCTTCGCGCCACATCCTAACTGCTTTTATGATCCCCTTTGCAAGCCTCAATGTTTGTTCATGACAGGTTCTATCCGGCCCTTTCGGCATTGTTTCAATAGTATCTTGCCACTCAGCAAAAAAGCGGTATGCGTATTTGATGAATAAATCCATCATACGGCATCCCTCACCAAACTATAATTGCATACATACCGATAGCGGCCCGATTCGTCAGCCGCCCCCAGAAGAAACGGTAACTGCAATGCCGTGATTAATTTGTATGTATTGTTGCTCGTCACATCAATCGCTCCGCTTAGTTCTTTATAAATCGCATAGCTGCGATTATAGCATGCTTCATTGTCTGTATCTCTTACAACGATTTGAACTCGCGGATAATTCCACTGCACGTTTTTCGATCCCATCGCCATTTCATCTCTAGCACCTGAGTAATCGTAGCAGCAAATTGCAACATCCGGAGAATCCGGCATGGCATTAACGTAGACATCCGAGTAGCCCAGATTCACCAAATATGCCCTGATATCATTCGCCGCAGAGTAATTAGGCACCCATCGTCTCCTTCGTTGCCTTGGTCAAGGCATTGATTGCGCTATTCTGAATAGTCGGAATCGCTTCCATCAACGGATCTTCCAGATACTTAGCTTTCTGGCCTTCGGTATGTTTATACTCCAGATTTTCATGCTGATATACCGCATATCCTACTGCCTCATCATTCGTCTCTCCTTGATTTCCAGCCCCCGCCGGACCGCCATATCCTCCTTCGACTTCCACATACTCATTTGAGAACTTCGGTAATTGCACATGCGCCGAACTTCTTAACGTACCTAAATCAACCGGAACCTGCTGTTTCGATGCCGTCATTACCAACTCATACTCCTGGAATAACGATGTACCGAGGGCTTGAAGCTGATGCTGATTCAACTGTCCCAGTTGCATGATAATCTGTTTCAAATTCGGCATTTCCACTTTCAGCTTGAGTGCATCAGACATAGATCACCGTGTGATGTATTCCGTATTCATTATCTTGCCTTCTAATCGCCAAAATAAGAGGATTCGGCGGTAGGTATCCCGATTGCAGCGTTACTCTATCCTGCATCCCGATTCCGCTTACCGTCGCCAGATAAATCGTCGTCTCGGAAATCACTTCCTCCCCATCAGCCCCTATTATCTTCCGACGCTTACTCTCAACCCGTCCCTGAAAGAGTACGATAGCCCCGAACGTCTTCTTGCCCCACGCATCCCTTGAGAGATACGGTTGGATTCCAATCAAATGAGGCATCATCGACAATAGTTCCAGGTCCATCACACCTCGCGCTTTTTCCACACCGCAATTTTATGCTGGATATACTCGGGCAACCCGCCGGTAACTTCAGAGGAACGATACCCAAGCGATAAATCACCCACCGACTTGCTGATCACATCCCGATCCGGTCGTTTGTAGAGATCCGCCACCCAAGCCTTACAGGCGGCTTTAATGTTGGCTGGAATATTGGCCGTAGCCGCCACCCTCCCAGCCGTATAGACAAACGTCCAATAGGTCACGAAACCATTCGAGTCTTGAGGCAGCTTCCAAGTTCCGGTTGTTCTCAGAATTCCTCGCTCGGAGTCAATCCAGTATTCGGTTGCTGCGATGGTATTCGAGGCAGGATCGGTAATAGATTCGACCGAAGAGATGGGATACCGCGATAAGTAGACAGCAGACAAATCCCTGCTTCGGAGTTTGATATCATGCCAGGTGACTTTCTCCGTCACCGATCTTCTTACTCCGTAATTATCCCAGTAGTCCTCGAAGTCGGCTGCAGCCGCATCAATCAACCCCTCGAGGATCGCGTCATCGGAAGCAGGGACCGCCGACAACCCTGGAAATACCTTCGCTTCTGCGAGTGTAATCAACGCATATGTGCTTACAGTCATTCTCTTACCCCGTGTTGTCTGATTCGATGCTTTCGCATGACTTCCGGATCATCATACCACGTCTCGCAACCTCCGATACCGCACACCGGCTTGACAATCGGAGCCTCAAACGGAACCGCTTCTATGGCCTCCCCTAGAATCACGATTGGTTGCTCCTTAATTATCTGATCCGTCGTTTCTTTTCTCGGTCGTCCCATATTTAGCCTCCACCATTCCCTCTAAGACTCGGTTAAACGTCTCTCCTATTGTACTCCACCTATATGCCGGATTTCCCGCCCGCTCTAATGCTTTTTTCCCATACTCTGCGCGATATTCACGGTCATGATACATCCGATCCAACGCGGCAATAAACAGATTTTTATCAACCACGCCTCCGATGGTATTTATTCCAATATTCATCTGCGAACTTCCGCAGGGAATCATACATCCTGCCCCAGCCATCCACTCAGCTAAACCTGAGTACATCGGCACTATCTGTGGGATACCGCAGGCAGCGCCCTCCATCTGCGTCAACCCCCA